GTCTTTAATTAATGTGAAATATTTCTTTGCTCTATGCTCAGTTAAAGTAAATGTATCAATTATACTGTAAATAGTTGGTCGTGGATTACTATTAAATGTTCCACTGAAATCATCTATAGTAAGAACTCTATTGGTTTGAGAGTCTTCATAATCACTAAGAACTCTATTTGCAAATATAACCTCATCTGATAAAATAGAACCACCTTCACCTTGTGCTCCACCACCAACTTTTCTATAATTTTCTCTGACCAGATCAAAATCAGATACCGCATTCATATTTCCAATACCAATTATATCATTAACTGCATCAACTGATGTTGTTTCAGTAGATAATCCAACACTCATCATACTCTCACCAGTAGTAGATTCTAACTGATAGTCAGAAAACTTTTTAAATCCTGAAGTATGATTTAATGTACCTACAGGATCCTTCCAAGTATCATAATCAACCTTGGATTTAAGTGAATATGAGAAGTTCTGATAGTAAAAACTATCTTCTATTTTTTGTAGAGGGTAATTTAATACTCCAGAATCAGTTTCCCATCCATGAAATACCTTAGCCCAAGCACCGAAATTAAGATCTGCAGCGTAAGTTTCTACTCTATCGGCACGTCCATGAACATGCGATGCTTGTCCAATAAGAACATCTCCTTTCTTTAATTCGTCAATAGTAGATACTTTTAATAAACCAACCTTTTTATCCCATCTATCGACAATACCACTTTTCCCATTTAGAGTCCCATCATCTACTTTTACTATTTCTCCTTCTAAATAATCAGTTTGCTCAATCGCAATATTAAATACTGGCCAATTCTTCTCTGCTATAACTCTTCCGGCAGAACTAGGAGCATGGAAAACACCAGGAGTCTCTCCATCACTTAAATGATCTTTAAGACTATAAGCAACCGTTCCAATTCCTCCAATGTTTTCATCAACTGCGATTAAAGGGAAAGTGTTATAATTATAACTTGCAGAATTATATCCAGTTCCCGTAGATCCAACACCAACACTAACATTCTCAACTAAAACTCTATCACCCAATTGGAATGGGAAAGATCCTGCAGTGGTAAATCCTACTGCTAAGGTGAGAGTTACATCTTTAGTGACAGTATTAAATCCAACAGTAGCAATTCCTACACCATTAGTATTTTCTGTGGGGATAATATACGGAGTAACATTATGAATTCCAAAAGTATTTCTAAGAACTTCTACTTTTTGCGTTTTAAGATCATATTTAGCAGCAAATTCATCCTTCAATTGATCAGTTTTACCATCAAAAAGACGTAAATTTGGTGGCGATGAATATCCCCTTCCAACAGAGGTTATTCCAATAGATTGAACACGAGCAAATTCTTTTATCGATACAATTTGCGGTAATGCAACACTTGGTTCTAAAGTTGGGTCTGATGGGAAATTATATCCAATATTCTCAACTTCTGTTTTAGTAATTTTACCAATATTATTACTCGTTGCTTCTGCTATAGCAAACTGACCCAATTCCGAAGTAATAGACTTAACTCCAGGGATTGAATAATAATTATTACCACCATCAGTTACATTAAATTCTGCTATAGGTCCGAAAGCTGTTTCTGAATCAGTTTTATATGTTAAATCAGAAGTAGTACCTGCATAGGATACTTTCTCTGGAGTCGATGCTAAAGTATAAGTGTAAGTATTAGTTGCCCCAACACCAATAATATGTTTTCCATTATAAACACTAAGATATGAATTAATTTCATGTCCATTAAGAACATCTCCATCAATATCAATTTCTGATTTTACTTCTGGTAGATCACTCTCATATACAGGAAGAAGTCTATAATATAAAGTATCTGGTACATACTTATCAATAGTTAATTCAAGTTTAGCATCAGTATCTATTCCAATTCTCCCTGATTTTTTAACTTGGAATTCTTTAGTACTTGGATTTTTATTCCATTCCTTTACACAATTATTATCTGCATATAATTGGAAATCAAATGCTGGATACGATATTGACCCTACAGTATATGCCAATGAAGAATCTGAAAGATCAAAAGTAATAACAGAATCCTTATATACTGTTATTGGTGGATTTATTGGATTTAAAGTTCCACTAGAAGCACTATTTCCAATACTAACAACAATAGGCTTATGTCTCGTAGCATTGTAATAACTGCTTGATAATTTAAACTGATTATCATCAATTGGAACTACGTAATAAATTCCCTGATCTTCCAATCCATATGTAGAATGATCAGATCTATCTGCGATATGGACAACTTTTTCAGCTTTAGTAAACCCGTTATCATTTATTGTAAAAGTATTTGTTGATGCAGTTACGCCAGCAGTAGTAAATCCAACTGCATCAAGAGTAAGTTTCCTATTATAATCATTATATTTTACTGTAACAATACCAGCATTAGATGGATTAACCCGAACAATAACAGTATCTTTTGGTTGTAATCCATGAGTACCTGCAGTACCTACTGTTACAAGATTTCTACTTAACTTCCCAGTAATAGGAGTAAAATTGTTATTAAAACTATGATATGTTCCAGTTCCTATTCCGGTAAAGAAAAGTATAGAAGAACTATTACGATGTGTTGATGCTATACCACACCAACTTCCAGCTTCATTTATAAAGACCTTACATGTTGCAATTCCCAACTCATCTTTCGATATTCTAGCAGCATAAAGAGTTTCGCCATTAGTTAATGTTGTACCAGTACCTGCCCAATTTTGGAACGCAGGACTTCCTCCATTTGATCTAGTATCACCAAAGACACTAAGTGCAGCACCCACAACTCCCGTTGCTGCAGCAGACACCTGAGACTTGCAACATAAAAGTTTTACATTAGATCCTGCAGCTGCTTGACTGGTCTTGGTTGTTGGTAATACTGGTGGTGTAAATGCTACAGTATAAATTGCTTCTCCAACAGCATATCTCAGGTTAGAAATTTTTCCTCTAAAATACCTATCTTGAGAAGCAGAAGTTTTATGAGCACCAATATGAACTACAGTACCAGTACCTGTTCTTGTGCCACTTAAAGTACCAGTTGCTTCGACTACACCATTAATAAAGATCTTTCCAGCAGTATTGTATAAAGATGCAGCCACATGAGTCCACTGCCCTACAGGACACATCCCAGCTGCAGTTGTTATGTCAAGTAAATCGGTACCAGCATCGTTTTCTACTAGAAGTCTTATATCTCCATGATTAGTGGAATTAAGGGTCAATCCTATATTAGAAGCACTACCTACAGAGCTATTAAAGATTTGTCCTATTATAGCATTTTGAGGATATATCCAGGCTTCTACAGTGAAATTATTACTATTACCAAGTTCATAAGCACTATCAGTACTGGTCATATAATCACCAGTACCATCAAACAATACAGATCCCTGTACATCAACAGTAGTACCAGCAGCAACAATACCACTTCCATTACCTGGAGAGTATGTAAGCACATCATTATTTTGATACATGTGGTTTTCAATCCACATGGTTCTAGTGGGAATAAAGACTCCTGTTCTTCCTACCCCAGCAATACCCAATGAACTAAGACCCACATTCTCAAAATAAACTGTAGATCCAATACCAGTAGCAACACTAGTTCCTACTCCAACATGATGAACTGGGTTGAAATAACGCTGTTCATTTAATTTATTTTCAGTAGTTGTTCTAAATCCAGCATTTATAATAATTTTTCTAGGATCATCATATAAAGTAGTTCCTATACTATGAGAAACACCCACAGTATTATCCCATGCCCTTATTACTCTAATTCTTGACAATTGTTTGTCTACATTTAAAACTTTAACCCTCTCAGTACCAATCCCTAGAATATCATTCTCCCTAATATTAGGATATTCAAGAACTCCTCCAACATTAAGAAAAGTAACTATCCCAGTAACAGAAGTAGACCCTAATCCTGTGGGATTACTTGTACCAACTCCAACCAATTTTAATAAATTAGTCGTAATTCCTACTTTATAAGATCCTTCAATATCAGAAGAAGTAGTAGATAATCCAGAAACTGAAATTATATCATTAGCTAAGAAATTATGTGGATTTTCACACCACCCAATCCAATCACCATTTACTTTTTCAGTAGGATAGAATTCAACCCCACTAATAGTACTAGTCGCCACACTTACATTAGTAACAACATCACCCTCAAGTAATGAAATGCTAGCTTTTGCCCCAGAATTGGGATCATGCTCCATTTGCAATATTCCATTAGTATTAGTAAGACGCGAACCTCTTCTAACTGCTGCAGTGTCACTATTATCAAATATTACCTCATCACCCATCTTATACATTTTTCCAGCACTACTAATCCCAACATCCTGAACTGTTCCACGAGTAGTAGAAAGAATATCTACTTTTTGTTTCAACTTATTGGGTATATAAGCATATTTGTAAGTGATATCGTCTTCTATTAAATTATAGGGTTCAGTATTCCTAAACCAATTCTCTGCAGAAAGATTAAAATCATCCTGATTTGAATGAAGATCGAAATTAAATTTATTAGGAACTGAATGATACGCATCACCAACCAAATATGGGAACTTTGGTTCTCGATATTCTAAGAAAGGTCCAGCAGACGCCGTTACTGCATCAACAGTAGCAAAATATGCATAAGTTCCATTTGGAAATTCTGGAGTAATGCAGAATCTTCCATTATTTTTATCTAGAACTGTCTCATCATTTACTTCAGTATAAGTATAATCTTCAATGAAAAATCCTTCAGGGAAAAATACTTCAGATGGTCTATTAGATTTCAAATCAAGTTTGTACCCAGATTTCATCTGTTTAATCCCACCACCTCTTCTAGTAGCATATCCATATGGACCATAAATCGGATTTCCATCATATGCCCACCCAATTATTGGAGAATGTCCTGTAGCAGAAATTTCTGATCCATTTTGTTTGCTTAAATCATTCTGCCCATATAAAGTGTTGCCATCCTGATCAGTTGAATAAACCGACTCTCTAAGTATTCTGGGAGCATATAAATGGGTATATTGAAGTCCAATTCGACCATCTACTATAAATCCATCATCTAACGTGAATTTTTCCCAATGTTTTCCTACTAAATTTACACGCCATTTCTGAAGCTGTGCTTTAAATTCTGCTCCTCCTCCAGGAAAATCAAGAAAAGATATTACATTTTGTTGCGTATATCCTTCACCACCTTGAAGTACTTTAATAGATTCTATTCTACCATCTTCTGCTAATACTGGAGTAGCAACACAACCGAAACCATACCCTGCTCGTTCTTCTACTATTACATCAGGTGGGGAATTATATCCATGACCAGGATTTTCAACTATAATCTCAGAAACTCTTCCATCAATAACAACTGGTTTTAATTGAGCTTCTTCTCCAAATGATAAATTAATAGATGGTTGTCTCACATAATCCATCACTGTAGAATTACCATATCCTACACCATTATCAGAAAGATGTACGCCTGTTACTCTTCCTCTAAATATTGGTTGAATTTCACATGCAAAATTTACTCCATCAGCAGGTTGATCTCCAGTTGCTGTAGTACCATAACCAACTATAGATGATATACCAATTTCACCTAATACATTAACTTCAATGGGTGGATAATTAAAGAATTGAGTTCCTATACCAGTTGATTCTATATTAATAAATTGACTACTCTGATAATAAATGTCATAATCAATCGTCGCTATACCTACATTAGATAATTTAAAATTATCATCATCAATCTTTGTTAAAATGTAATCGGTAGCACTAGAAATTCCCGACATTTCTGTCGCACCATCACCAAGACTATACCTAACGGTTTCTCCAGAATTATATCCATGATCTTCAATAGTAATTACATTATTAGATGTATTAACTCCAACTGGATATAAAGATCTTTGTCTATAAGTATATCCACTTCCTTCATCAATTACATTAACAGAACTCAATACCATTCTTTCATGAACAGGTTTAAGAATTTGATTACCAACACCATAATCAGTTATTACGACAGTATTAATTCCTAAAATAGAATCTCCTTGTGTGGGATATAACTGAACTGTAAAATTATCTACAACACCGATAAAATATTTGTTATACGTATTTAATCCAACAATACCATCTTGACCTTCACTATAATAGACTACTGGTTCTTCAGGTCTAAGTTTATGATAGGTTGAAAATCCAATTGTCGAAACTGTAGCACCAATTCCTATTAAATTTACATTCTGGGCACTGAAAGATGCTTCATATTGAATATACCCCATATTTGGCTGAGCAACTGCTCCTGTACCATTACCACCTGTAATTGTAACCGATGGCATTCTTGTATAATCAGATCCAGGACTTTTAACTCTAATTTCCTGTAAACTACCCTGTACATCTACAAATCCAGTAGCTCCAATTCCAGTAACATCATCAATATACAAAAGAGGTGGATCAATAATATCATAATCATTACCTTCTGCTAATATTTCAATATTTTCAATTTTTCCAGAATTAACTAACTGTTTTGATTTATAATTTTGAACTTCAACACCATTTATTAATATTCCAGTAGGACCTGGTACAGTTTCAAATATCTCAGAATCCTGTATTGGTGTTTGAAGAGATCTTACTATTTTTTGCGATTCTAAAGTTTTAAGTTTGAATGTATAAGGCTCTATTTTATTATTTTCGACTGTTATCTCATTATCAGTTACAACAAAAACTCCATTAGCAATATCCGCTATACTTTTTGCTAATCTTATTGTATATGCGTCTAATCTTTTTATAAAATATAAACCTTCTTCAAATAAGAAAGAATAAGTGACAATCCTAGTTTGAATTTTGCCAAAAGAATCATAATAAGTTTCAGCTTCTTTTTGTGGGGTATACCAAACAGCATCTCCTGTATAAAATCCGTGATCTAGAGTTGAAGTTATTGTAAATGCACTTGTTGCAGGGAATGTTCCATTAAGAGCAACAGATCTACTCGAAACGTTAAGTGGTTGAGCATTATATGAAGGAATAGATGGAGATGCAATTAGATAATCACTACCTTGTTTATATAAATTCTGTACATTAGTTAAAAATCGTGATGAATCTGGGAAAGTGTTGGATATAGACCTTAAAAGAACTCTTTTAACAGTATACGTATCAATAATCGCAAGATTTCCTTGACCTTTTATAATAAAGGATGTTGCAGATTTAATCTCACTAATTGTAGACATTGGCCTTTCAAGGGTGTCTCTACCTATTAAAATTACATTATCACCCACTCTAAAAGAATGTTCTGTTTTTAAATAAACTAGGTAAGTTTGATCTGAAATATCAATTAATTCAACACTATTAACATTATACTGCGTTGCAATATTATAAAACCAATTTCTTCCTTTAAAACTCTTTTCTTTAATACCTAAAGTTTTAATTTTAGCAACATCACTATGTGAATAATAGCGATTAGTATTTGCATAATTAAGACTCTCTAATACCGAACCTACCCGTACTCTGATAATACTACCATCACCGGTATTTGATTGAGCATAACAATACGTATTAATCCCAACATCTTCAGCATCTTCAATTATTCCAATTACATTAGAACATCCAAAGAACTGATTTAAATTCTTAGAAGTATAAGAAACAATACCAAGTTTAGTATCGTTATACCTTACAGACAATTCACCAGTATTTGGAAACCCTACAGTTGAATCAACATCAAATATAGTAGTTCCTGCAGATACTTGTCCAATCATCCGCGTTTTAGGATGAGTAATAAATGTACCGTAAGTAGCACCTTCTACTCTAGAATCTCTATTATATCCAGCATCTAAACTAAGTTTATAAAAAGTTTTTGCCAGTCCAACATTTATTTGCTCTACATTTGTAATTGGAGCATATGCCTTTTCAATAAATGAAGGATCGCCATATGGATCTTGAAATAGAGTCGAATTCTCCAACTCCATTGGATCACCTTCTACACCTTCTACAACAAAATCATTAGTAATAATATAATGGGCATTGGATGGTGTAAAAAGAAAATCTCTTGGCTTTATAACACTTACTTCTTCATTATATAATGCTTTAAATAAGATTTGAAAAGAAAGATCAGTTCCTTTACTTCTATAAAAATCTTTTGATTGTTTAATAAAAACATTCTTATTCAAATCTTTATGTAATTTTCTATTCTCAAAACCAGGTAAAAGTTGATGCTTTGTTTTTAATAAGAAATCTTTAAGGAAAATACAACTTAAATTGGTTATTGTAGCCCCTTTTTCATGATCAGCAGATATAGTAGAATCAAAAACTAACTGATCTGGACTATCTGCAGACTTATATGTTGTAATACCACTAAATCCTCTTACGCAACCAGTAAAACCTGAAGTAGTTAATCCAGTATATGTAACTATCTCATCATCAATTTTTAATAATCCATAAGTTTCAGGAAATCCTGATGTACCAGATGGATAATTGGATAAATCAACAGGAATAGTTGTATCAGAAAAAATAATATCTGACCCTAATCCAACATGATCAGTTAAATTGGTTAAATTATCAACTTTTACGTATTTGTCAATATTTTGTATTAAATCAGCAGGAGCACCTTGAAATTCTTGAGAGATGTAATAACTCTTAAGAAATTCAGAAACTAATGGAAATTCTGTTTGAACATATGTTGGAAGTTGATTCTCAACAACGTTTTGAAATTGGACCCTTTTTTCTGCCATGTTATGCTCTTACTAATGCTCCATTTTGATAACTTGAGCTTACAGTGTAACCTCCTCCAGCCGGATCCATTCCAGATGAAATTTCGTCAACAACTGTTTCAAAAGTACTGCTACCAATATCTAGTTGCAAATACAAATCCTGTAATCCAATTACATCATTTGATTTAGGGCATATTGACAATTCTATTATAGATTGTCCCTCCCTAATTTTAGCAGCTCGAATAACAATAGGATTTATTGTTATGACTCCACTTAAGTAATTGATTCTACCAACATTTCTCTTAACAATTTGAGGACTTAATGAATTTACATTGGGAAGTGTAAATAGGAAGAGAGATCCAGTTGCCCCAGAAGAATTAGGAATATCAGATATGTAAACTGGGTTAGAAACACCATCAACAACAAATTGACTGGACTTAACGTTAAATCCACCCATATTCTTAATATGAAAAGCATTACCAAATCCAATTGAATATTCAGTAATTTTATTCAATATCACTCGTAAATCCCTTCTCATTTGAACTGTAGTGATGTTGGATGTAACACCTTCTTGACTTTGGTCAACAATATTTAAAAACTTACTGTATTTAAATCTAGCACCATATCTATTTAACTCAGTTGATTCAGCATACTTAGTAGCAGAATTTTGAACTAAAGATGAAACTTCTGTTCCAGTTTGAGCAAGATTTGAATTATAGTAAATCTTAGAAAATACTTCAATATAAAGATATTTAAGATCTAAGATTTCGGGAACAATACCAGCAACAGAATATTTCTTCAATTTCATTTTAATGTTTTCTTTAATAATATTAGGAAGAAAATCACCTGTTCTTGGTTTAATACTAATAAAAACCTTTCCATATTGAGGTGGAACCAACTCTTCACCACCAAAAACCGAAATTGACTCTGTTTCTGGGTAAATTCTTGCAGGAATTAAAGATTCATAGTCTTGGGCGGATACTGCTCTATTTTGTGAAGCATATATTCTTGGAGCAAACTTTCTAATCGACTCCACAGATTCAATATTCTCACCACCAGTCGAAAATTCATTAGTGGTCATCAAAGAGATGCCAGATGTTACATTATAAAGCTCTCCATTTCTATCATAGGTAAGAGTTCCCGCAAAAGTCATCTGACCAACCCCATTACCAGTATCACCACTAGAAACGATGTAATCAGCAGTAATAAAATTACCTTCTTCTAATGCTTTTCCAAAAATACCGTCTCCAAAGAACAATTGATATCTTTCATCTTCAACTTCTTGCAAATAATAGGCTTTTGAGTTTTTATCAATGTCAAAAAGACTAGTTTGAGTGCTATATTTGGTTTTAGCAGTCGCCATTTCATTACTTTTGACATTTACTGCAATTAAATCAGTATCAATGCCAATATTTGGTAAAATAAACTTTTGATTTGGGTTTCTTGAGTTATATGTAAAGTTAGTATTTAAAAGAGTCCCCTCATAAACTAAAATATTGTCAAATTGAGCAACATTATTATAAACTGGAGACGTAATATCTTCTAAAATTGAAAAAACATAAGATTGATTACCAAAAGATCCCGCAGTAGTTGCTACAGTACCCTTTTTAAGGGTCAATGTTGATGGGGAAGGGATAATTTTTGTAGTGTCAACGAAAAAACTGATTGCAGAACGTGCTGATTTTCTAGAACGAGGTAAATATCCAATATTTCTTGCTAATGAAACTATATTTTCTCTTAAAGTTGCACTATCAATGAATACTTCATTAGTTACCATGTTGGCATTGTATGAAGTAAGGTAGGTATTATACGCCAATACGTCTAAAACAGTTGAAAGGTTAGACCCTTCAAAGTCATAATCAGTAAAATTTGCATTTGTTTGCAAATAATCTGTAAGAGTTGTTTTGATCTGGGCAAAATCCAGATTTGAAAAATTAACTAATGGCATTTTACCTATTTGATTCTAAAACGAATTCTAATTGTTGTGGTGGAACATCTGCTCCTATAATTTCATATACGATCATTATATCAAAAGTATTGTTGTCATAATCAGGAAATGCCTTTACTTCAATTAATTCAACTCTTGGTTCGTACTTTGATATTGAATGTGTAATTTCATCAACAATAATTGATGCCGTTACGTCATTTATATTCTCAAAAAGGCTTGCAGTAATTCTAGAACCAAAGTTTTCATCAAAAAACTTTTCCCCAGGAAGGGTAAATACGATATTTTTGACTGATCTAGCAATTGCGTTCGCATTTTTAAGCGCAATTAAATCTCTAGACAAAGGATTTGCCTGAAAAGTCATACTAATATCTTTAAAACCTTTACTGATCCTTTCTACAGGCATTGAATATGATGGATATTACAATTATATATTATTTATTAACGATTTTTAATCAAAATTCAGCGAGAGGAACGGATTCAGGGTCATAATCAAGTTTTAAATTGATATTTTCTGCAAATTCTTCATTTTCGGAGTCAAATAGTTCAGAATCGACCTTAAAATTATATTTTTTTGGAGTTATTTTGTCATTTGCAATTTCACGGAGCATTTTCTGTTCTAAATTTTCCATTTTTTTCCAAAATTATCGTCTCTAAGTCTATCTATATTAGCAATTGAAGCAATACTCATAAGGAGAATAAGAAAGGTGTTAGAAAAGCATCTAGGGGTCTTAGAAACACAATAAAAAAACGCCCTTGAAGGTATAAGAGCGTTTGAAAAGTTATTTTCCTTGTCCTCGATATTTTTTACGAGGGGGGTTACGGGATGTTGCTGCTTGTTTTGAATGTTTTCCTGTTCCCTGTCGAGTTTTTTTGGGTACGGGTTCTATATAACCATCAACTTTCCATGCAACTGCCTTTGCCATTTAATTTTTCTCCTTTGATTCAATTGATATTGTAGAGGTAAGACCTAAAGCTTTAAGTTTTTCTATTACCGACTCCTTCGAGGCACGAACCCGATAATTTACCTTGTCTCTACGAGAAATTTCGGTAAGATTTTCTGATATTTCATACCAGAGTTGCTCATCAGTCTTCATAGAAAAATCTGGATGTTTACTATTAAAAACTCCCATCATTATATGATACGAGATTTTTCATGCCCTACACGTATACGAGGATCACACCAGATATCATACCCTTCCTCTATGGCATCTAAACAGAATGATACGTCCTCTCCACACATGTCTTGTACTGCACCGGATTCGAAAACTTGCATCTTAGGAGCAAACCAAGGATATGGAAGTTTCTCAAAAACACCCTTCTTAATCATTACCCACCCGAAACCTGTGTAATCTACAGTGAATGGCTTCTTACGCTTGCTGATCGATTCCACAGTCTCATGGTTCATTACTCCACCATTCTTACGGAAATCATCTTCCTCTAACCAATGGGCGACAGATGTAGTCTTGCCATCCTCAGTAGCATACCATCCTGCTGTAATATCTCTCTCATCACCTTCTGCGGGAACTGCAAGATCACATAACTGCCAGAACTTGTTAGTATCAAAGACAATATCCGAGTCAATCCATAGTTGATAATCATATGATAATTTTCCGTCCCACGGTATCTGTTCAGGTCCTCTTAATACATTTGCTCCAAGACACTTACATCTTGCAAAATTAACCATAGATGAGTAATCTTGACTGATCTGTATACTCATCTGATTCTGTACCATATCAAAGCATAGTTGAACAAAATTCTTTAAGTATGTGTAAGATACTCCACGTCCAGGAAGACAAAATACAATTGCTTTTCCTTTCATTCTTGCTTTAATAGCATCGATATCCCAATCTTCCTTCTTGGATTTTGCCTTGGGAGCATTTGCTTTAACAGTAAATCCTTTTGCCATAATTTTTTAATACCTTCAATTCAATTATACACTGATATATGTATAAAGTCAATACGAATCTTCTTCCCATTCATGTTTGTAGATAACCTTACCTGGTCCCCCTACGCCACACTTTGCTCCTAGTTTAATATACGACAAATCTTTGGTAGAATACTCTGTTTTCAGAATACCTACCATTACTTGTAGTAATTCCCATTTTTCCTCAAAATCTTCCTCGTTTAAATTGCAATATAATACTCTGTCCTTTGCGTAGATATGATATGTTGTATCCTCTACCATTTATTTTTTACTGGGGGAAATTTTTCTATATAGGGCGTTTTTTCTATTCCAATATTTTCTGAGGGATCTAAAAATAAACACCCAAAAACTCCAAGAATCAAAAGGGTAATCAGTCCATTTCTTATCTGGGGGATTTTTTTTCAACTGTATATATCTCTCTCGAATTCGGTCCGTTGTAGGTTAGGGTCTCTATCGTTTTTAATAAGGGGGGCATCGCGCCGGGCGCGGGGATAACATAAGGGCATAATAACTGTCAATACGCATTAATCAGGCATCGCTAATCCTTAAAATCAAACTGTTACATATACATCATAACATAAAAAAGGCAGAGTGTCAACCACCCTGCCCTAATCTGTCCTTTAGTTTGTGTTACTTATGCGTCCTCACTTTCAGAAACGAAACTGTCAATTACTTCCAGAAGTTCGTTGCCCGATTGTGACTCTTCAAGAGCGAAGATTAGAGCATCAAGATTAACAGAAACTCCCATGTGTTTTACCTTAAGTTAGTTGGTACAATACAGGGACAATTTAGACGACCCCCCTTATAGTTACTGAAGATACGTTAAGTAACACATAAGACCCTTACGGTTACTAACTACCAACTGACAGGATTACTCATGTCTTCGATAACACTCTCTACTGACTCATTGTCCTGCAAGTCTAACACTTTTCTCCAATCAATTTGCTGTGGATTAAAGTCATCGAGTGTCGTAATATCCAACGTTATTCTATACCTTTGCTGCGTACTGTTGTAGTAAGAAACTGTCATTGGATTGTGCCTACTAGAGTGTTACTAAGTTAGTCTAACATTACTGAGAGTTGTTGTCAAGCATTATGGTGTATATTTATAAGAGTTTGTGACAGAAATATAAGCGCACATTGGGGGGTTGTAAATGTTAACGGGGGTATTGACATTATACGGGCGTTCGTGATAGAATGCTCGCTTAGATAACAACACTATGAGACATTTAAGAGCACACACTATAAGACAATTAAAACACAGATTACAGAGAGGTTTCTAACAGTTATTCCACAAGGATTTCCACAGTTTAATGATACTTTTTAACATACTTGTGGAAAACGTATAAACAACTAACCCCTATTTATTAGACCATTTTTAATCCTTTTTATTATATGTTTGGTATAAATTGATACTAAAAAGAGGGTTATTACACCCCCTTAAGTAACACAAACGGTCAATAGTTTTCCACAGCCCCATTAATAATCAGTGCCTATAATCCTCTCTCCATAGTTGTTATATAACGGATACTGATTACGCCAGGGATCTATTAGTTTAGAGGGAGGATGTAAGAGTCTTTGAGTAACACTTTTGTTATTAAAGTCTGTATCTTGATTGTATCTCTTAGTGGTTGTATCTTCATCACCGAATACAATAACTGCTACCCATATTATAAAGACTAAACTAACACCTTTTTGAATTGAATTGATCATTTTAAGTTACCAAATAGTGAAGAATAATCATGTGTGTTTGTATCATCTATTAATTCGAAATCAGGGGGATCTAAGTTGTTAATCCAATCGGGTGCATCTTGTTTGTTAAGTGATACAATTTCCTCTTCTATATCTTCACTTACTCCAGACGGTTTATAGTTTAAAATTGAATCTAATTGAATGATGATTGTATCTAACTTAGTAACAACTTGTGAAAGTAATTCTGTTTGTGTTGGTTGTTTACTTGTCATTCTTATTCTCTCCTATTTGTGATATATAACGGTCTAACGCTACGATGAAATTAGCACCTGCAATCTTAAAGTTTTCTAGTTGCTCTTCTAAGGTAAGTTGTCTTAGGTCATTGATTTCTTTTAGAACGGAATTGGTGTTACTCATTGTTAGTTAGATTGTAAAGTTTTTGATGTAAGGATAATACTATTTCATTACTTGGGTCTGCTTGTTCTCTTAATTGTTGGGCAATTTCATAAAGGAAAGTAATCTCTTCTTCTGTAAATGTATCCTTTATTTTAAACTCTTTAGTTAATGAATCGCTTGCCGATTTATTAAGTTTAGTCATTGATTTATTCTCTTTAGTCATTGTAAATGTCCTCCTCTAATTCATCTAAATCTAATGGAAATTCTCTTAGTTTGCAATCACATAGTGCCTTCATCATAACATAAAACTCTTCACCACTGCAAGTATGTTCATCACAAAAGTATTCAGCAGTGTCTTCAACTGTTTCCATTAATTCTATTGCACGATGTTCCATTTGTAAGCGGTTGTTAATAGTCATGATTTAAAGTGTGGGGAGGTAATAGTTATCATGTTTAATATATTCCAATATCTCTTTATATAATTTATGGTCATATTCAATTAGTTTTGACTTCTGCTTTGACTTCAATTTGCTTGAAGAGTTTGATACATTGGAGTGCTTTTTCATAGGTTGAGAATGACATGTAACGGAACTTTTGATCATTGGGAAAAGAATAGCGAATGGTTGTATTCATTGAGGGAAAATGTTATTGGGAATGGAAAGGATTAGGAACCTTAAAGTATTCTGGTTCGTGTAATAGTTCTGGAGTTTGTTCCTTTGTTTCTAGGAAATTTGCGGTGCTTCTGAGTATCTCACTACTTGCATTTCTTGCCTGTGGTGATGTATACAGAAGAAACGCAATTACACCTAATAAAATGAATTTCATAAGTAATAAGTCCTTTAGAAAAGTAATAAAAAACCTAGAGGGATTAACCCACTAGGTTGTAAAGTACTTCTTGATCTACAGTCTCAGCAGTAACACCTTCTAACCACTTATTGATGTGCTTAGTTGTTGTTACGCTCCACTTAGTTGCTGTTCTGATGTAATCATAATTAGGCAACTTTGCAGCAACTGGTGTTTCATAACTGAAGAAAACTTCTGTGCCGTCATTGAGATTTAACTGAGTCTGATTAGCGGCAATTGGTGTCAGTTTCATTTGGATGAATCTGTTCTGTATGTTCATTACTAGGACACTTTACGCGACCCCCCTTGTTATTATCAACCCCTTCTAAGTTACTATAATTCCCCGAACAAAGCATACAAAGGTATCTATAATTCCTTTGAAGTCTACAAGGAGTTTATGTTAATTTATACTTCAAAAAATCGCGTTCGCATCTCGTTCTGTGAAAATTGCACTGATTCAATGTTATACTAGAAGATGTAATACTATAAGAATAACTAACAACCTTCCGAAGAATGTACAAACCCTTCCTCTATATCTTCTTGCGTATCTTCACGTACCGTACTAATAAGATCTTCGTTTAATTTGATATTTGCATAATACGCAGTCTCCTCTACTTTGTTCTTAACTTGTTTAATTAATGGATTGTAATCCCATCGATTATGTAAATCACTGGCAATTAAATCTATCTCATCTAATGTTAACTTTGGATAGTTATTCTCTAGGTAATCTCTTAAATCGAAACTGATAGTTTTAGTCATAAAAAAGAGGCAGGAACTCTACCTCTATTTAACAAGTTGTGTCAATGATCTGCATAGAGTTCTTGTTTCACATACTCTTGCAATTCAACAAACCGTTTATCATTTAAGAGATAAACATACTCATCAATTAGTTCCTCTCTGATTGCCTTATCTTCTTGGATTAAGTAATCAAGATCATCACATAATTGACGGCGTTGTTTGAGATTTTCATCTGATCTTTTAGTTACCATTTGTATAACTCCC